TTAAAAAATATTGAACAAGTGGCTTGCTATCATAATAGAAGCATCTCCCCTTATAACTTCACCTCCAAGCTTCATGAAATATTGCAACATTGGGGCTCTCCCCTTGCCATGATAGAAAGAAATAACTGTGGTGCACAAGTTGTCGACCAATTAAAGAATACTTTGCATTATGAAAACATTGTTTCCTATGGTACTAAGAACTCTACTGACAAGATAGGAGTACAAGCACATACCAACACCAAATATAAAGGTGTTACTAATATGAGATACTGGGTCAATGAATTGAGAGCAGTTAAGATCCGTGATATTAACACTCTTATAGAGCTCAAAGGTTTTATACGCCATGCAAATGGTACATGGGGTGCTCGCCCTGGTGTTGATAGTTGGGATGATAGAGTCATGTCGCTTGTATGGTCTCTTATAATTCTTGAAAATGAATTGGCTGAGAAGTATTTTGAAGTGCAAGAATATGATGATAATAAAAAACCATTAAAGATTAAATCTCTTGATTATGGTATTAAATATTTTATAAACCCCAACAGTTTTTATAATAATGAAAAAAACAAAACAGATTATGTACCATCACCAGTTCTCATTAAAGGAAATAATGAGGACCAAAACACTGATCTTAGTGAACTACAAGATGAAGGGTGGACTTTTTTAAATGGCTAATTCAAAGCAATACAATCAGAGTCCTTTTAACAAGTTACGTAAAGATCGGTTTTTACTTGTTCTCAATTTACCTGACTCTCTAAGAAAAATTAATTCCAAATTCACAAGAAATGAAGACACTATTAATTTGTCAACAATGCAATTTTCTGTTTACGGTGCTACTATACCTGAAATAGTAATCCCACAAGTTGACATAATATATGGTGGCCAGACATATGCGCAATCAAGCTTTCACCGCCCTCTCTGGGAGCCTGTCACTGTAAACTTTACTGTAGATAACAGAATGAATAATTATTGGGTTATATATTCTTGGTTGAATATTCTTAATGATGCTGAAACAGGCATTTATGATCCAAAGAATTTAACTAATCGTCCTGCTGAACTTAAAAATATTAAACCTTCTATTGATTCAATTGCAGAATATTCAACTGATATCTCCATATTTCTTTTAGATGAGTATGATAAACAAGTAGTAGAGTTTGTATTTAAAAAAGCATTTCCCACATCTTTAGGAGGAATGAACTTAAATTACCGTACTTCTGATGAGATAGAAACATCATTTACCTTTGCTTATTCACAATTTATTGTTAAGCTTGTAGAAAATGTTGACAATTTATAAAAAAAAATTGAAAACTTTGTCACAAAATAAATAAATACTTTATATGGCACGTACGATACAAAGCCCCGGTGTTCAAATTTCAGAAGTAGACCTTTCAATATCACAGACCCCAGCAGGTGTAACATCAATACTTTTGCCTGGGTTTGCATCAAAAGGTCCTATTGCTGAAACAATAGCAGTTGCAAGTCTTTCAGAATTTGAACAAATTTATGGCACACCCACAAATGCTGCAGAGAGATATTTTTACCATTCCGTCAAAGCTGCATTTCAAAGCCCTTCAGATGTTATAGTTTACCGCCTACCTTATGGTGAAGGTGCTGGTATTAATACCACCGATCTCTACACAGCATTAGTCTATCCTGTTGCTGCTTATTATCCTGGTACCAGTGCATCAAATGCTACCAGTTATACACCTGTTACCAAGGGACAATACAGCAACACAACATTAAATGGGGCTAGTGCAACATATGTGTTTGGTACACCTACACATTACAAACTAACACAACAAGAATATCTTGATATCTTGCGTGGAACAGCATTCACATGGAGTTCTACAAGCAGTGCTGCAAATGGCAGTTTAACTAATTCTTTTGCTTCTGTTACAGATTTCGGTAAAGCTGGATTGATTGTTCTTAATAAATCACAATCTTCAATCAATAGCAGATATGAAGGTTATTATGTTGGCATAATTGACAACACCAATCTCAATCCTGCAACACCTTTTGATGATGTAAACAGAATTCTTTCACTCAATACAGTGGCCGCAACTGTTTCAGGCAATCAGTATACTGTAATGCCTGATGCTAGGTTAGCATTTCCTCTCTCAGCAGCTGCTGCAGGAACAGGTAGCAGTGTCTCTGAAGTATTGGAAAATATACCATCTTTTGACATCTTTAACAGTCAGTTTGATGATACAGTAGCCTTGGGCGTATTTAAATTGCGTCAATCAGTTTTCTCACCTGATACAATTGCTTTAGATTATGTCTTAGAAGAAAGCTACCTTGGATCATTTGATTACTACCGTCAGATCAACGATGAAAATGGCGGTCCTGCTAGGAGCTTCTTCTTAGAAACCTTGGATAATAATTCTACACAGATAACCACATTGGTCAATCCTAATATTTCCAACAGACTTACTACTACTTGGCTAAACGATCAAGGCATACCTACAAAGAAAATTCGTTTCCTTGGTACACAAGTAGCCACACCAGTAGCAAATGACACACCTGACACTTACAACACACGTGTTGGTGCTCCTAGCGCTGCTATAGTAGCATTTAATGATGCTCTTGGTACTGCTGATGCTCTAGTTGCTATTGGTGATTATACACCACAAAATCTTGATACAAAGATAATTGGCAATGTACCCACAAAACTACAGTCACTATTTGATAAGGTTGAAAATTCTGATATTTATTCTTTTAATATTGCTGTAGAAGCAGGTCTAGGGACAGTTTACGTCAATTCTTTCAACCCTGCTACTAGTGGATATTTTGATGATACTGTTGGATATAGTGCAGTACAAACAGGTCTTTCTGCACAAAACACTGGTGTAACATCAGCTGTATTAAATCGGTACAATGCAGTAGCTCAGCAATTTGTTTCTTTTGCACAAAATAAACGCAAGGATCTGTTGTTTATAGCTGATCCAATTACCAATATCTTTGTTGAAGGTCTCAACATCAAGACTCTTGATGATCCTTCTAAGACTTTCTCAAATAATATCTATTGGCCCTTGAGAAATCAATTCTCTTCCATCAATTCCAGTTATGTTTGCACTTATGCAAATTGTGTTAAAGTAGCTGACATTGCTTCTGCTCAAGAAGTATGGGTTCCTTTCTCAGGATTTGCTGCAGGATTGATGGGCAATACTGACAGTCAATATCAACCATGGTATGCAACTGCAGGATTCACAAGAGGTGTCATAACAGGCATTACTGACATTGGTATCTTTCCCAAGCAGAAACAAAGAGATCAACTATATAAGATCAATCTGAACCCCATTGCATTCTTCCCAGGTGAAGGATTTGTAATATATGGTCAAAAGACCTTGCAAAAGAAACCTAGTGCATTTGATAGAATTAATGTACGCAGATTGTTCTTAAATCTTGAAACTGCAACAAAAAATGCTGTGAAGTATTTTGTATTTGAACCAAACACATTATTCACTAGAACACAAGTGCTAAATACCCTAACACCTATATTTGATAATGCAAAAAATACACAAGGCATATACGACTATTTGATTATTTGTGATGAAAGAAACAATACAGCAGATGTTATTGATGCAAATACACTTGTAGTAGATATCTATCTCAAACCTACAAGAGCTGCAGAATTTATCCTTGCAAACTTCTATGCTACCCGTTCCGGTGTTAGCTTCCAGGAGATTGTTACATAACCATGAAAGAGAATAAATAATTATATGGCAGACGTAAATCAACTCATTCAAGACTTCTACAGAGTAGCGCAAAATAGAGAGTTTGCTCGTGACTATAGCTTCAGAGTACTCTCTATCAATACAGGGGGTGCATCAAATGTAACATTTGATCAAGATGATCTAGTTTATATTAAAACTGCTACACTACCTGAAAGATCCATCAGCAATGTAACGGTTCCTTACATGGGTCTTAATTTTAATGTCCCTGGAAATGCCACCTATCCTGGTTCTGATGCGTATAGCTTGACATTCTATGCTGATGCCCAGTCTAAAATCCGTCAAAAATTTGAACAATGGTCACAGGACATCTTTAATGATGCTAATTCTACTGGTAATTATTTTGCTCCTAAGCAGACTGCTGTTATCGACTTGGTGCAATTGGATAATCAGATGAATAAGGTTGCTCAATATCAGTTAGTTGGGGTTTCTGTTAGAAGTGTTGGTCCTCTGCAGTACAATATTTCTGAAGGGACAGGCAATACTATTGAATTTACTTCTACTATATCGTTTCATTACTGGAGAAGAACAAGTTAATTAAATAATTAGGTGGATAATCCGTTCACCTCTGCGTTAGATAGTCTTGAAAAGAATTTCTCTGGTCTTTTTAATGGTCAAAATCCTTCGTTTGCACCTCAAATAACACAACTGTTTGGGTTTAATGTACCTGGAGTACCCTTAATAAGCCCCAGAGATTATTTTCTCACTCAAATGGAATCGTGGTTTACTGCTATTCCTATGTCCACACAATGGATTATTGTGATTGATAACTACCCTTTAGCTTTACGTTCTGATATATTGCAAGGATTAGAAAGAACAGATGTGGTAGAAAAGGCTGGGATATATCCACATCTGTTACAATTTTAAAAAGTTTTCCTTTGCAAAGAATAATTGGATGTTTGTTTGCTAATTCAATTTCTATACCAGCTGAACAATTCAATGTGGACTCTGCTTCTGTACCAAACAACAGAGG